TCTCAGCAGAGAGGGTAATGTTGGCAATCCCAATGTTAGTCGGGGTGTTCAATGGGTAGCTGATTGTCATATTATCCTCTTAACGGAAGGCTTGTTTCATTTGTCCACCACGAAGACGAGCGTCAATTACAGCAGCCTTAGTGGCATTGGTGATCTGTGGGATCATCTTTGCAATCTCAGTACGGACCATAGTCGAGTCACTACCAGTTACATTGATCGACAGGTTCTGAGTGAAGTTACCCCCACCAGTATTACCAGCAGTTTGTTTGGCATTGACTACAGTCCCAGAGTGACGAGGGATCACAAGTTCAGGCCCATTCTCACCCACCATGTAACCCAATGGGGTATCAATGATATTAGTTCTTATGGTATTACTTTTGATTGTGTGGAGGTACTATGAGTAGGGACATCTCAGTTAGTCTTACTAATAGTCTTGATGATGGAGTAGTCTACCCCTTCTTTGCTGTAGATTTAGACTTCTCTAGCGGCCCTCTCTATGTTTGGTCAGGTTATGGTAATCTAACTATTGGTTCTAAAACCTACCTTGGTGCAGGACAACTATTGTCTATCTCCTCAGTTGAAGAGAGCACAGAGATTGAAGCCAAGGGTGCCTCTATCACCATGTCTGGTGTACCTTCTGATTTCTTGTCTCTTGCCCTTGCCGAGCCTTACCAAGGACGTGAGTGCCGTATTTACTTTGGGATGACTAATAACCCATCTGACTATGCAGAAGTCTTTTCTGGTGAGTTAGATCAGATGAATGTCTCAGAGGAATCATCCACAGCTACGATCTCCATTACGGTAGAAAATGTACTGATTAAACTAGAGCGTCCTGTAGTAAGGCGCTTTACAGACCAAGATCAAAGGTCACGTTTCCCTAGTGATAAAGGTTTGGAGTTTGTAGCTTCCCTTCAAGACAAAGAAATCTTCTGGGGTAAGGTTGCCAAGTAGTACCCTAACAATTCAGTAGAGAAAGGCACCCGACATGCCAATCACTTACCAACAAGAATCAATGGTTTCCTACAAAGATGATGCAGCTATCCTACTAGAGCAACATTGGGAAGAGATTGCCCTTAACAAAGGTGCTATCAAGTTGAACCCGGATTGGGAAACTTACTTCGATCTGGAAGACAAAGGCAACTTGAAAATCTTTACTGCCAGGGAAGACGGTAAACTTATAGGGTACTTTGTAGTTCTTTGTAGGCACCATCTCCATTACAAGGATCACTTGTTTGCCTTTAACGATGTTTTGTACTTGCAGAAAGATTATCGTAAGGGCTTCACTGGTGCAAAACTTATGAAGTTCGCAGAGAAGTGCCTTAAAGAGGATGGCGTCTCTGTCCTTGTAGTCAATACTAAAAGACACAAGCCTTTTGATGTTCTGTTGTCTTGGCTAGGCTACACCCATGTAGAGAATGTCTACACCAAATTGTTGAGGAATTAATATGGCTGTTTCTGCTGTAATGGCTGCTGTTTCTACTGGTGTGACTGCCATTGCTGGGGGTACTTTTCTTAGCATTGCTTCCATTGGACTGACGGGTGTCTTTGGGCACTTCCTAATCACAACAGCTATGGGGGCTGCCCTTAATGCTCTCACCCCTAAACCGAGTATTGGTGGTGGTAGTCGTGGCTACAGTATCGCTGGAGCAAATGGTTCTGCACTAGACCATCAGATCATCTACGGAGAGGCTCGTGTAGGTGGTGCCCGTATCTATGACGCTTCTACTGGGGCAAACAATAACGTCCTTCACCGCATCTTGGCCTTTGCTGGACATGAGGTAGAGAGTTTTGAACAAATCTATCTTAATGATGAGTTAGTGGAACTTAGTGATTCCTACCAATACACAGTGTCTTACGTCATCTCCTTGCGCTCCGGGGGAGAACTAAAGTTCTTTACCAAATCGGCTACTTTCGGTGGTGGTGTTGGCTTTAGTGCAGGTATCCCTGTAAACAAGTCTATTGGTGCTATCACCTACGAAGACTTTGTTGAATTGGGTGGAGAACTTTCAGGGGCTTGGGTATCTGGAGAAATCCTTACTAAAACCTTGATTAGTGAAGACAGTCGAGTTAAGACGCCTTCTCGCTATAAAGGCAAGGTGACTATCAAACGCTACTATGGGACAACTACTCAGACTGCTGACCCTTCTCTTGTAGAAGAGACCTCTGATCTTACAGAAGGTAAGTGGACTACAGACCATAGGTTGCAAGGTATTGCGTATCTGTATGTTCGTTTCGAGTATGATGCAGAAGCCTTCCCTAATGGTGTACCTTCTGTTTCTGCTACTATCCGTGGTAAGAAAGTTTTTGATCCCCGTACAAGCACAATCTCTTGGTCAGACAATCCTGCTCTTTGTTTGAGGGACTATCTAAGTTCAGCTTATGGGCTTAATCAAGCCTCTAGCAAGATCGAGGATAGTATCTTTATCACGGCTGCTAATGTTTGTGATGAGTCAGCGAATGGCGGGAAACGCTACACCTGTAATGGTAGTTTTGTCACTAGTTTTGAACCTAGCCAAATCATCTCAGACATACTCACTTCTATGGGTGGTCTGTTCTGGTACTCTCAAGGTAAGTGGAGAGTTAAGGCTGCAAAGTACACTACCCCTACTATCACTCTTGACGAAAATGATCTTCGTAGCGGTCTAAGCCTTTCTACTAGGCACTCTCGTAGGACCAACTTCAATACTGTAAAAGGTAAGTTCAAAGGGCCAGATACAGAGTACCAAGAGGCAGACTATCCTGAAGTCTCGGAGCCAGAGTTTGTAGCTACAGACAATGGTATTGTGAATACCTTAGACCTCTCTCTTCCCTTTACAAGCACCCCTATCATGGCTCAACGTATTGCTAATATTGCATTGCGTAGGAACAGGGAACAGTTGACCTTCTCTGCTTCTTTCGGTCTTAAAGCCTTTCAGGTTGAAGTAGGGGATTTTATCTATATCAACAATACTCGTTTTGGTTGGTCTAACAAACCCTTCGAAGTGACTAATTGGAGTTTTGGTCTAACACAAGGGCTTGACCTACAAGTTCAAATGACACTGAGAGAGATTAGCACTAACGTCTTCACCGACAAAGCACCAGCTAGTTTTGAACAGAACAACACCAACCTCCCTGACCCAAGTGAAGTAACAGATGTTGGTATCTCCGTATCTGGGGAACTTCAGGTTGTCAATGAGCAAGTTACTGGTGTTATGCTGGTTGACTTCACCTACACTGCCTCTAACATTGACTATGTTCAGTTTCAATACAAGGACTCTTCCTCTGAGGATTGGAAGAACTTTGGTAGGATTGAAGGTGGTCGTGCAGAGGTTATTGGGGTTAAAGATGGCATCTATGATGTTCGTGCTAGGGCAGTAAACTTCTTTGGGTACAAAGGAAACTGGTCTTACGTCTTTGATCAAGATTTGGAGTTGTTCCTTGCCCCTCCAGCGGATGTACAAGACCTGTCAGCTAATGTGATCGGGAGTTACCTCTACTTGAGTTGGAGTCCTGTAGCGGATTTGGACTTGTCCCACTATCGAGTTCGTTTTTCTAAACGGACCACTGATGCTACCTACAGTAAGGCTGTAGATATTGTCAATAAGGTTGCCCGTCCGGGTAACAGTGTTGTGGTTCCTGCTTTGACTGGTACTTACTTTGTCAGGGCTTATGATAAACTGGGTATTGGGGGTGAGAACCCTTCTAGTGTCGTTGTTGTGACCGATCCGGGTAATCTTGAGAAGTTGAACGTCATTCAGACCTTGACACAAGAGCCAAACTTCACAGGGTTCAAGTCCAACATTACAAGCACTGATGTAAACGGTATACCTTGTATTGTGCTTCAAACTTCTACCTTATTTGATAGTGCCCTTGGTGACTTTGATGATGGTCTTGGTTTGTTTGATGGTCTTGGCGGTGTTGTAGCTAAAGGTACCTACTCTTTTGACTCTGTCATTGATCTAGGGGAGAAATACACCTCTCGTGTCAAGACTTTCATTGATATGGAGCGAGTAGATTATGTAGACTTGTTTGATAGCCGTACAGGAAACTTTGACTTGGCCCAAGGGCTTTTTGATGGTTCCCCTAACACCTATGACGACAACTCTGCAAAAATACAAGTGTCCTACACAGATGATGACCCTACAGGCTCACCTACTTGGTCTGCTTGGGAAGATATTACTGTTGGTGATGTGACTGGTCGAGCCATGCGCTTTCGGGCTATCTTGACCACTACTAACGCATCCTCTTCTCCTGCTGTGACTGAGTTGTCCGTACGAGTGGATATGCCAGACCGTATTGAAAGTGGTGATGATGTTGCCTTTACAGGTAGTGCCACGATTACTTACGATACCCCCTTTAGGGCTGTACCTGCTATCGGCCTCTCTCTAGCAAACCTTACTAACGGACAAAGGTATGCAATAACTTCAAAAACTAGATCAGGTTTTACTATCACTGTTTACGATAGTGGTGGTGGGGTTGCTACCAACTCTGTTACACTCGACTATGTAGCTAAAGGCTACGGAAAGGTTCTCTAAATGTCTCAACATGACTTTAACATTGCTAACCAAGGTTTTCCTTCTTTCAGGACTGACCTTAACTTTGCCCTTACGGCTCTTGCTAGTCTTTCTTCTGGGGCGGCAGAGCCAACTACTACTTATGCTAACCAACTGTGGTATGAAGCAGACACTAACACCCTCCACATTCGTAACGAAGCAAACAGTGCTTGGCTTGATCTTCTGGTCCTTAATCAAACTACTGGTTCGCCCTCCTTTACTTCTGGGGATGTGGGTGTTGGTACAAGCAGCCCGACAGAGAAATTGGATGTTGTAGGTAATATCAAAGCGAGTGGCACAATCGTAGGTTCTAACCTTTTGTCGGGAACCTACACACCCACACTCACTGCTGTAACTAACGTTAGTGCTAGCGTGTCTATTACCTGTCAATACTACCGCGTAGGAGATGTAGTAACTGTCTCTGGTCGTCTCGACATCAGTGCAACCGCTGCAAATACAGAAACCGCTCTTTCCCTAACCTTGCCTGTTGCATCAAACTTTGCTGTACCACACCAGTTGGCAGGAACAGGCGCTGCTACCTCTGCCGGGTCTTACGGAGTGGCTGGGTCATTCTTGGCTGATTCAACCTTGGACGTAGCTCTGTTCCGATTTAAGCCAACTACAACGAGCAGCGTACTCTACAACTTCATCTTCAGCTATAGGGTGCTTTAATCATGGAAATCTCATATAACTACATCACAAAAGTGATCGCAGTTACCCTTGAAGATGGTTCGGTTGTGGTCTGTGATAATAAAGAGAGTTACCTAGCTCAATTTCCAGACAGGGGACCAGATTGTGTGGCTATTGGTTGGGAAGACGTTCCAGAATAACAAACCCACAACCATACTTGAAAGGACACCCTAACAATGTTCCTAAATAAAAAACTAACCGCTGGCGTTGCTGCTGTAGTCATTGCCACGGCCACCCCTTTTATTGCTAAATGGGAAGGTCTGGAGACTACCGCCTACAAGGATATTGTTGGGGTTCCTACTGTCTGCTACGGGGAGACCCGTGGTGTAAAGATGGGGGATACCTACAGTAAGGATCAATGCTTTGCCATGCTAGAGGATGGCGTTGCTGACTTCTATGTCAAGCTACAGCCTTGCATGACCAACAAGAATATCCCTGTAGGTGTCCAAGCCTCTATGCTAGAACTATCTTACAATGTGGGTATCGGGGCTGTCTGTAAGTCCACCATGATGAAACTCGCCAATGCTGCTCGCTACAAGGATGCTTGTAATGAACTTGGTAAGTGGGTCAAAGCTGGTGGTAGAACTATCAAGGGCCTAGAGAACCGCAGGGCAGACAGCAAGGTTACGCTCTGTATGAAGGGGCTGTGAGGTGCGTCTACTGATCTTGGTAGCCCTACTAGCCCTAACTGCTTGTGGTGGTCCCTTGAGCCTCCTAACGGGC